TGGCTTTTAACCTTGCTGACATGGTTGCGAACCGCCCGAAACAGATACAGGAAGAAAATTCCACTGACACGGTATACAGAGATGTGTTCAAACTGATCCCGTCGAAAGAGAACTTTTACGGAGTTAAGCCGGAGAGATTGCGAGGGCTGAAAAATTCTATTCAGCTATTCGGAGTAATGCAGGACGTTCTGATTGAAGAGAGAGACGGAGAAGATCACATCATTTCCGGACACTGCCGCACAATGTGCTGCAGAATGCTTGTAGAAGAGGGACACGAAGAATTCCGGAAGATTAATTGCAAGTATACAAAAGTTAAAGACAATGCTCAGAAAAGCTTGATAGAAATTGAAGAGAGCACCCTTGACGGTTCAGGAATAAGAGAAAATGATGACGCAATATCAAAATTACTTGAGCGTTTAGCAGTTATCCAGGCGAACCGGTTTAGAGACAAATCAGACTGGGAGAAGATGCGAGAAGCTCTGGACACCGAAGAAATCATAAAAGAACTGAAAAACCTTGCAGGATTAAAAGGTCAGACAAGGGATATTGTGAGAGAAACAATTGATGTATCGAACGCTCAGTTTGGCCGTTACAAGAATATTATTAATCATCTGTCTGAAGACCTGATGGCAGAATTTGAAGATGGAGGTATAAATATTTCCGTAGCAAACGCTGCTGCTTCTCTGGATCCAGACTACCAGAAACAGGCTTACGAGATATTCATGAAAAACAAGATCCTGACACTTCCCGATCTTCAGCTCCTGAAAGAACAACAGGAAGCAGAAAAAGGTATTCCAGGACAAATGACAATAGAGCAGGCAACAGGGCAGTTAAGACCACCAGAAAATGATAAGCCGGTAGGAGTAGGACTTCAGGTAGAAAGATTTTTTGAGTCATTAAATAAAGGTGAAAAGCAAAGAATCCTTAACCGTGATGTAGGAATGGCTGCATACTTAATCAGCATGCGGCACAGAGAAGCCCGGATCAGAAACGGATACTTTAATTTCCAGGCAGACAAAGAAGGAATCACATTTAATCCTGGTTCTGATCAGGAATGCACAGATAGTTGGAAAGGACTTGTGCAGAACCTTATAGAAAGATTTGCAAAAAAACAGAAGCCAGTAAAAATGGTATCGATAGATGCCCCGGAGAAGCCGGCAAAGAAAGAAATGAATGCTGGAAAGTGCATTCACCGAGAAGGATTCAACTGTACTCTCGAAGAAGCGCAGAAGGTGGCAGCAGGAAACGTGGAAGACTGCAACGGAAAATGTTGCTGGAACTGCGATAAGCATGGTACATGCGGATATGAATGCAATGCATCAGCTCATCGCCCCGAAGAGCAGATTGGCCAGGAAGCCAGTCAGAATGAACAGGAAGGCATTCAACCTCAGGAATCGGAAGAAGAGAGAGGATATTTAGATTATGCGGCAAATCACCTTGTCCTTGCTTGGCACGAATGGTTCAAAGAAAATTACCAGAGTAGAGTTGCTGACACAGAAGAGAGTATCACAGAAATTCAAAGCAAGATAGAGAACCAAGAAGAAAAGACAGTTCATTTCGAAACCTTAAAAGGTACAGCAAGACTGAATTTCTATGACGATTGCGTCGTAATCCGCGATGAAAGAGACAAATATGCCGGAGATTTCGAATATGCTCAACTGGTTACTGCTATTCAGAGAGAGTGGCAGAAGATAGAAACAGAAGAGGAGAGCTGCCAATCGGCAGCAGAAACACCGGACAAAAAGCAGCAGGAAGACCATTCCGGTGATCTTACCGAGATGGTAAAACATCTGAGAAATACAGATAAAATCCCGGATGCGTGGCCAGAAGATTTAAAAGATATCCCAGTACCTACAGGTGTAGAAATCATCGGATATCTGTACGATGAAGAAAGAAGACTCAAAGAATTCCTTGAAACCGAAAAAGAAGATCCTGGATTACCACATATGGCAATCCTGAAACAGCAGCTGATTGTTGGAGGACTGAGAATTATTAAAAATCTTGTAGAAGATTGTAAGGAAGAACCGGAAGAATCAGAACAGCCGCCTCTTCCAATCATGAGAAACAATGACCAGCGCAAGGAGTGGCTGAAAAACTATAAAGCCTGGGGACTCTGGTACACCGATAATCATACCGGCGTGAAATATTACAAATACGATTTCGAAAACGGCGCCCGTTTGATCGTAGAAGAATACGAGAAAGAGTCTTTGCCAGAAAACAGCTGGTATGTGCCGAAAGAGCCATATTACATGCATCTGATAGGAGGACCGGAACCGGACAGAAAAGGCGGAATTCCAAAATGGACATATCATTCGAAATACAACAAGTACCCAAACAGTGAAACAGAACTTGTGGAATTTTTAAAGGAGATCCAGAAATGAGCAAGTTAGATCAATATATGCAAGGACGTACAGAGGGCATGGAATTCGCCCTCCGCCTTGCAAAGGATAAAGGAATAGAAGAATTGGAGAAAGAAGTCAGATTCCGTAACCGAACAGGAGTTTCATTAAACCTTACCAGGCAGGAGATAGCCGCCGGATCCGACAAAATCAAGAATATGACTTTTGACACCATGTTAGCAATGAGTCTTATGACTTTAAGAGATGAATTCACCTTCGGAAAGAAACGCCTGGAAAGATTCAAGGACAGATTCACTGAAAAAGCTGCATCTCTGGCAGAAGACTATTGCACCTGGTTAGATATAGTAGACGTACTCAAGGAAGAAACGGGGATAGATTTAGAAATCCGGTGGAACGACAAGAAATGACCGATTCGGTCACTAAAAAAGGGTGCTACTAAAATTCACATAGATACATCCTTCCTGTGTGAGCCTGTCAGATCACAGGAAGGAGAAAGGAGAAACAAGATGCAGAAGAAAGAAATAGATGATCTCAATGATACCATAAAATGGTTTAAGACAGCAAGAAGAAACAATGATATGGCGTGTATCCTTCCAGACGGCCCGATGATGAAAAACATCATTAAATGGCTTGAGAAATTAAGAGAATACGAAAACCGTCAGGAAAAAGGAGAAAAACACGATAAGTCAGTATTAGTTATAGATACACCAGAAAAATGCTATGATTGCCCGTTCGGAACTGCATACTGCGGCGAACTTGAATATGTGGGTTATTGTGAATTAGCTGACTGTTTAGATTATGATGTAATTCTGATGACAGAAGAACATTATGATTGCGAAAGTAAATCAAGACCTGAATGGTGTCCATTGAAGCCATTGCCGGAGAAGAAAAGTACAACTGCACCCGTGAGCAATTATGAAGTGCAGAAAAACTTATTTGCCGCTGGTTGGAATAGCTACATTGATAAGATTACCGGAGAAGGAAAGGATATTTAAGAATATGAGCAGAGAGGAACAGATATGCGAAACCTGTAAAGAGAATGATAATGGTTTCTGCGATCACATTGGACGCATGGTAGAAGATGACGACTGGTGTGCAAAATGGAAAATCAAAGAAGTTCCGGAATGGAAAGCAAGGATGATGAACACATTTCTGGCCGGACATTGAGAGGAGGCAAAGATAGTGGTTTCGAACCTGTATGATGTAAAAGACAGATCGGGAAAAACGATTATAGAGAACGTAACGTTTGGGGAGGTAGTGGAACATTTAAAATGCTCGAAAGCACAGGTAAATAATTCCAGAACCTCTGGTGATCGCATCTTTGGAGAATACACAGTAGAAATGGTTGATCGGAAACTCAGCAGGAGAAAAGATGCTGATCTGCTTCGGGAATTTGACTTCATCCGCTTTTGCCTGCTGGCTGAGATGCAAGAAAGGCGACAAAAATGAACATTAGACAGAAGAAAAAGCTATTTAAGAAAAAAACAGGCAAAAACCCATCGAAGTGGATGCATTACGGGACACTCAGATATCACAAAGCTATCGGGAAACCATGGGGAGGCATGGCAGCACTTAGGAAGATAGAAGCCGCCGGAGCGGTAGAAAGCTTTAATCGAAGGATCCGAAACAGGAATTATCTGATCAGAGAAGCAAGGAGGTACACTAGATGAAACAGGGAGGATTATTATTTCCCAAAGAACCCGCCAGAAAAAAACGGAAGAAGCACCACAAAAGCATTATAGACAGAGATATGAAAAATCAGTGCTTCATTTGCGGCAAAACAGGCTATACAGAACGCCATCATATCTATGGCAGCGCAAACCGCAAATACTCCGAGCAATATGGCTTAACCGTATATCTTTGCCCAGAATGCCACAGGACCTCAGAGATATCAGCACACCGAAACAAAGAAGTCAGGATTACCCTGCAGCGGATCGGTCAGAGAACATTTGAGAAAAAGTGTGGCAGCAGGGATAAATTCACGGAAATATTTGGGAAAAACTATCTGGAGGATGAATAGATGAACATTACACATCATCAAAGACAAAAATGTTACAGCCGGAACGAATTGCAAGGAATACAGATTCTACGAACAAAAAGTGACCGAATCGGTCAGGAAGGAGAAAAATGAATTACGACAAAAGCAACATCCCTCTCATGAGGATGGGAGACATAAGAAAGACGCTCAAAAGAACGTTCAAAGTCCGCACAGGCAGAAAGATTAAATTAAAAGCGCGGGTAAGAGATGATGGAAACAGCACACGAATCATATATCATACAGCAACTGTTATAAAATTATATCCCTATGTGGTACAATTACAGCTGGAAAACGGGCAATACACCTCTCCCGGATACACAAAACTATATCTGATGCTCCATGGTGTCGACGAGGAATAAGAAACAGGAGGAATACCGAAGTGAATAGAGACTTATTGGAACAGTACACAGATGCAGTAAAACTGATCAAAGAAACGAGAGAAACCATAAAAAAGCTGGAGAAGAGAAACTCTGTGCAGACAAAAGATACAGTTTCTGGAAGCAATTCGGAATTTCCTTTTCAACCCATGCATTTTGTAATCCAGGGTAAAACACACGATGAGGACGACAAGATAGAAAGACAAAAACGTAGACAACAGATACAGATAGAGCAGGCAGAGAAGTTAAAGAACGATGTGGAAGAGTGGATGCTTACAATTCCATTCAGAATGCGCAGGATCATTAAGTTTAAGATTTTTGAGGAGATGAACTGGCAGCAGGTTGCAAAGCATATAGGAGGAAAAGCGACTGGAGAATCTGTGAGAAAGGAATTTGAAACATTCATGAAAAAATAAAAGTTTTTCCGGTTTTTCCGTTTTTTCCGTTTTAAATATGCAATAATATAAACTGGAGTTGCTGAAATGGATATAGGTAAATCTCCTTCCTTACGTTTGCCAGGTGCCACAGCCTGGCAAACGAATTGGCCGGTACCAGACCAAACACAAAAAGGTACAAGGACTCACATGGATTTTCCTTGGCGTAGGAGCCATCTGCTTATAGAAAGCAGGTGGCTCTTATACTATGGACATTTAGCTCAGCTGGGAGAGCAATCGGCTCATAACCGACAGGCCCTGGGTTCGAACCCCAGAATGTCCATAATTACCGCGGGATAAAGTAACGGAAACTTACAGGCCTCCTTAGCCTGGAACGGTGGTTCGAATCCGCCTCCCGCTATCAGAGAACAGGAGGGATGGAATGATATACAAACGATGTAGCAGATGCGGGGGTAGGGTACCAGCAGGGACTACATGCCCGTGCAGAAAGAATAACATCAGAGAGTATGCAAAGCCAACCGGAATAAAGAAAGAATACCACACACAACGGTGGAAGAACCTGAGACAGGTTGTGCTTAACAGGTATGATGGACTGGATATCTACATGATGTACAAGCATAACAGAATAGTGACAGCAGATACGGTACACCATATTGAATTATCGCAAGATAGACCTGACCTGTTCTATTCAGATTCAAACTTGATTCCAGTCTCGAGAGCTGGACACAAAGAGGTACATGCACGGTACGAAAGAGAGGGAAAGACAGTGGTGCAGGAAGAACTGAGAGATTTTCAGATGCGTTTTAAAACCACCGGGGGATAGAAAAAAGTTTTGATTGGATTCTCCACGACCACGTATGCCCCTTTCTTTCTACAAAATTCCCAAAACAATAAAAAAGTTGGCAGGCCAGAGAGGAGGGAGGACAAGGGCAAGACCAATGAAACCAGTCAGCTTGCAGAAAAAGCACCTGACAATAGTAGAAGGACAAAAGAAAGCAGACGCAGAAGACCAGGTAAGAACAGAGAAAAACCAGCTCAAACGTCCTCCGACATGGCTGATAGATGATGTGGCAAAAAAAGAATGGCGCAGGATCATAAAAGAGTTGGATAAACTAAATATAGTCGGAAACCTGGACAGGAATAATATCGGAGGCTATTGTAATGCGTTTGCAAACTATGTAAAAGCCACAGAAATATTAAGTCAGCAGACCTATTATGTTGACAGAGAAACCAGAACCGGAGTAATTGTCGTAAAGAATCCGATGGTAGACATTCAGAAAGGATATGCGGAAGAAATGCGACGCTTTGCTGCCTTGTGTGGATTGACAATTGATTCGAGACTGAAAGCCGGCACGGCAAAAGTGAATAAGCAGCAAAAAGAAATTGAAAACCGGTTTGGTGCAATATGATCCTTGATGAATTGAAACAATACGCATTAGATTGTATCTCTGGAAAGATTATCAGCGGCAGGAAACACATATGGGCCTGCAAAAGATTGTTGAAAGATATTGACCGAATCGGTCAATTGGATTTCCCGTATGTGTGGAATGAAAGACAGGCAGAGAACATTGTAGAATGGTTTGCGCTCTTACGACATAGTAAAGGAGTTCTAGCAAAGCAACCGATCATTCTAACACCATGGCAGAGATTTAGAATCTGCCAGCTGTACGGATGGGTGCATAAAGATACCGGATATCGACGTTTTAAGAAATATTTCACAGAAGTGGCTAGAAAGAATGCGAAATCTCAGGAAGAGGCAGGTATTGCACTCTATGAGGCAGCAGTTACATCAACCAAGAACGGAGAAGTATACGAGATTTATACCGCCGGCACAAAACGTGATCAGTCCAAGATTGTATTCAGGGAAGCCGGATTAATGCTTCAAGGATCACCTTTGAGGATGAAATTTAAGGTAACCAGGGACTGTATAAAACATCTGAAAAGCAATAGCACAATCAAACCATTATCAAAAGACGATGGAAAGTCCGGGGATGGTACAAACCCTGCACTTCTGGTTTTGGATGAGTATCATCAGCACAAAACCACGGAGTTCTATGATTTAGGAATAGGATCAAACACAAAAGAGCCGCTCTTGATGATCATAACAACAGCTGGAATGGATTTAACTTATCCTTGTTATGTGACTGAGTATCAGTATTGTTCCAAGGTGTTGGATCCAAACACGGACGTGGAGAATGATGAATATCTAATCGACATTTGTGAGATGGACCCGGAAGATTATGAAGACATTTCAAATCTGGATAACGAAGAGACTTGGAAGAAAGCTAATCCGATTAGAATGACATATCCGGAAGGTGTCGATAAGATTCGCGGTGAATATAAGATTGCCAGAGAACAGCCAGAACATATGACGGCCTTCCTCACAAAATGTCTGGATGTCTGGGTGCAGGCGAAAGAGAATGGGTATATGGACATGTCGAAATGGAAAGCCTGCCAGGTGGATGAATTACCATTTGATATAACGGGGTATCCGGTGTATGTAGGCTTCGATATGTCTGCAAAGACAGATCTTACATCAGTGGCGTTTATGATTCCGTTTTTATCCGGGGAATACGATGCGAATAGAAAAGAAATAGTAAAGTATATTCTTTGGTCGCACAGTTTTATCCCGACAAGGGAGAAACTTCAGGAACATATTATAAAAGACAAGGTTGCCTATGACGCGTGGGAACGCATGGGATTTCTGGAGGTAACAAACACTCCGATCGTAGATCAGGGAGCGGTTATGAGATATGTTCTTGAGACTTGCGAAAAAATGAAATTAAAAATACAATGCCTGTGTTTTGATCCTGCAAATGCAAGCAAATTAATGATGGATCTGTCGAACGAGGGATATGACGTTGAAGAGGTTTTTCAGAGCCATAAACATCTGAATGAAGCAACACAAGGGTTCAGAGAACAGGTTTTCTGCGGAAATATAATATACACTTACAATCCGCTGCTGAATTATGCGATGAGTAATGCGGTAATCCGGCAGAGTAATGGACTTATCAAAATTGATAAGGACGCAACAACAAAGAGAATTGACCCGGTGGATGCAACATTATGCGCTTTTAAGCTGGCGATGTTCCACACTTTCGGGGATGATTACGGAGATTATATTGATAACTTTATAGAGGAGATATTACACGAGGATTCTACAGAAAATTAAAAACATGTGGAATTCCCTTGTCGGAGAATCTATATCGCTGGATGATGAGAAACTTCTGGATTGGCTTGGCATTGAACCAGATACACCGAGAAATGCAATTGGGGAGGTTACATATTTCACCTGCCTGAAGATGCTCTCTGAGACAATGGGGAAAATGCCACTGAAATTTTACAAACAGACGGACAAGGGAAAAATTCGAGCAGAGCCGAATCGAACATCAAGACTATTGATGGAAAGACCGAATCGGCTCATGACCCCGACAACATTCTGGGGAACAATAGAATGCAATTGCGAACATTATGGAAATGCATATGTCTGGATTCAGACAAAGTTTGAAAAGAAAGGCCGTTTCGGAGGAGAATATAATGTTCTTTCATTCTGGCCGATGCAGAGCAATTATGTAGACGTTTTGATGGATGATGTGGGTGTATTTGGAGAAGCAGGAAATTTATACTATCGTTATAGCGATCCAAAAACCGGAAAAACATATACATTTTCACAGAATAATGTGCTGCACTTTAAAACATGGAGTACATTTGACGGAATCATGGGGAAACCTGTACGCCAGATACTGAAAGATTCCATAGCTGGTGCGATTGAGTCACAGAAATATCTTAATAAGTTGTATGCGAGTGGGTTGACTGCAAAGGCGGCACTACAATATACAGGCGATCTGGACAAGCCTAAACGCCTGGCACTGCAAAAGGAATACAACAGCCTGCTTTCAGGAGCAAAGAATGCTGGAAAAGTAGTTGCAGTACCAGTTGGAATGACATTACAGCCACTGAATGTAACACTTGCGGATGCGCAGTATTCGGAATTGAAAAAGTATACTGCTTTGCAGATTGCAGCAGCGTTCGGAATTAAACCGAATCAATTGAACAATTATGACAAGTCCAGCTATTCAAATTCTGAAAGCCAGCAGTTGGCATTCCTGGTGGACACGATGAGCTATAGATTGTCACAGTACGAGCAGGAGATAAACTATAAATGTCTTTCTGATACTGAGAAAAAAGAAGGATATTATTTTAAATTCAACGAAAAAGCAATATTGAGAACGGATTCAAAGACACAGAAGGAAGTAATAACTGGATACGTGAAGAACGGAATCTATACGATCAATGAGGGGAGAGATCTCCTTGATCTTCCTTTTGTGGACGGAGGAGATGTCAACATGGTAAACGGAACGTATCAGCCGATAACACATATAGGCGCGGCTTACGGAGTTAACACACAGGGAGGTGAAGGAGATGGAGATTGATGTAAGAGGGGATATCATCAGCAATGATGATAAATGGATTTACGACTGGCTGGACTGGGATTCCACATGTCCGAATGATATCAGGAATGCAATTGCATCTCTTCAACCAGGAGAAATACTCACGGTAAACATAAACTCAGGCGGCGGCTCTGTGATGGCAGGACAGGAAATCTATTCTATTCTTGCCGGAAGAAGTGACGTGGAAATCAACATTCAATCGCTTGCTGGTAGTGCAGCCAGTGTGATTGCAATGGCAAACACATGCAAAATGAGCCCTGTTGCGACTATAATGATCCACAATGTCTCAATGTCAGGAGCTTCCGGAGATTATCATGATATGCAGAAGAACGCAGAAATCCTGAAAACAATGAACAGTGCGCTTTCGGAAGCGTATGCAAGAAAAACAGGAAGATCAAAAGATGAAATCCTGAAAATGATGGATAAGGAAACATGGATCACAGCAGAGAAGGCTCTTGAACTTGGATTTATTGATAAGATCGAGAATTCAGGGCAGCAGTTCTTTAATTGCGTGTGCGGAGTCAGACTGACGGATGAAATACGCAATAAAGTAAAACAGGAAAAAGAAGCCCAGGAAGCAAAAGAACAGCAGAAAAAAGAAATATTAAGAGACTTAGATCAGTATGGTATCTGAGCGGAACGGAGGATATAAGGAATAAAAAATTATTAGAATTTTTAAACTCTATTAATGAGAAAAAAACAATGGTACAGTCCCTGGTAGAGCAGGGAAAGCTGGAAGAAGCAAGAACAGCCAAGGAAGAACTTAAAGATATGCAGGAACAGTTTGACCTTTTAAAAGATATCATGGATCCGGACGGAGATGGAACAATTAAACCACCACAGGATCCAAAACCGATAGAAAATAACTCTATCAAAGAATTTGCTAATGCTGCAAGAAGAGGATTCCGAAATGCAACCATGGTAGAAGGCACACCTGCAGATGGAGGATATACAGTCCCGGAAGACATCCAGACACAGATCAATACCTACAGAGATGCAAAATTCTCTCTGATCAGCCTGGCTGATGTAGAAAATGTAACAACAAGCAAAGGCCAGAGAACATATAAGAAACGTGCGCAGCAGACTGGATTTGCGAAAGTGGGAGAAGGTGGAAAGATAACAGCTGGAACAACCCCACAGTTCGAAAGAATCTCATACGAGATTGAGAAATATGCAGGATACTTCCCTTGCACAAATGAACTCCTTGCGGATACAGATGCAAATATCACAGGCACTTTGATAACATGGATTGCGGATGAGTCAAGAGTCACAAGAAATAAAATGATTCTTGAGCAGATTGCGACAAAGGATGTAACAGCAATGAAAGACCTTGATGATATCAAGAAAGCATTGAATATCACGCTTGGACAGGCATTTAAACCTACTTCTGCAATTGTGACAAACGACGATGGGTTACAGTGGCTTGATACATTAAAGGATAACGAAGGAAGATATCTTCTCCAGCCGGATCCTGCAAATCCAATGCAGCTTAGACTTTGCGCTGGATCAACAATTGTTCCTGTCAAAGTTATTCCAAATTCCGATATGCCATCCGATACAAAGACAGCGGGGAGCAGAAAAATACCAGTTATTATCGGAGATCTGAAAGAGGGTATCAAATTCTGGGATAGAAACCAGACGACTCTTATGACATCTAACATCGCCCAGATTGGAGAGCTGAATGCATTTGAAGAAGATCTTACAATCTTCAGGGCAATTGAAAGGGAAGACTGCACGGTGAAAGACAAAGAAGCGTTCGTGAACGGGCAGCTGACAATTAAAGATGCAACTGTTACAGGAGTATGAGATAAGGCGGTGAACTGTGGATATTGATGCAGTAAAAGAGTATCTACGAATCGACGATGATGCAGACGACATGACCATAGAATTGATGATGAACGCTGCAAAAGAGTACATAAAAGATGCTGTCGGGAAATGTGATGAGAAGAATCCAAAAACGCAGATGTTATTCATGCTTATCATACAGGATCTCTACGAAAATCGTGTGCTGACAGTAAAGGAAGCAGACAAGCAACGACTGACACATGTGGTCGGATCAATGGTTCTTCAGCTACAGGCGTCACAACTGGAGGAAGAAAATGGTTGATATCGGAAAACTAAACAGGCGGATCACATTTCTCCGCCTGAACACTTCAGAAGATGAAATGGGTCAGGACAAATCCGAATGGAAAAAATATCGAACAGTATGGGCAACTGTAAAACCATACAAAGCATCAGAATACAATTTCATGAGCAAATTAAAGCCAGAGGTTACACACAGAATGTACATCCGCTTCCGAAAAGATATTACTGCAGATATGAGGATTTTGTATCAGGGACACATGTATTCCATTGCAGGCCCACCGCTTGATATGGATAATGCGCACAGAATGCTGGAAATCCAATGTGAGGAGGTGTTCGAAAGTGTCAAGTATCAACTTTGATTTTGACGCTTCGGAATTGATCCAGGCAATGGAGAAGGCGACAAAACAATATCCTGCATCTGCGGAAAAAGTTTTAAAGAAAGAAGCGAAAAATATTGCTAAGGATTTACAAAAACGAGTAAATTCCGAAGCAAAAGGGCACCATTACCGTCAGGGGAAGAACAGCGGTGACGAAGAAACGCAGAAGCCATTAAGCGAGAGCTTCCGGCAGGGAAGAGTAATCCGTTCTGGAAGTAAAATGACAATCGCCGTAACGTCATCAGCTCCTCATTATCATTTGTACGAACTTGGCCATGATATGGTTACTCATAATCGGAAGGACAAGAAAGGAAGAGGGAGAGCAGGAACTGGAAAGAAAGTCGGAGAAGTAAAAGGAAGAAAGACAGTTGCAAGATATATGGCGCAGCGTGCGGATCACGCAGAGCTGATCGGACAGGAACTGCTTGACGAAATATTAAAGGAGGCTGGAATTGACTCTTAAAGAAATAAAGAAAGCGGTCAATTCCGCTTTGAAAGAAAGATATCCGGAATACAAAATCTATGGCGCCGATACAATAGAAGGCTATACCAGACCTTCTTTTTTTGTATATATAACACAGACCTTTTTAGAATCAACAAAAAATGCCAGACATAAGAATGTAGAGGTTGAAATCTACTACATACAAAAAGCGGCAAACGAGGCAGATGGAACAGATTTTTTCACCATAATGGAAGAAATGTTCGAGCAGAAACTGACAGTAGGCAGCAGAAGCTTGAACACAAGCGACATGGAATTAACCTTCCAGGGAGAAAATGCAAATGTACCAATGTGTAGATTCGACATAGAGTTCTGGGACCGGATTGAAAGACAGGAAAATGTTGAAACAATGAAAATACTTATGCTTGGACAGGAGGTAAAAGACTAGGGGCTTACCAACAATGAACGTTGTCTTTGTGGCAGCGGCGAGAAAAACAATAAGACGAGCTGAACGTGGAACGGTTGGAATGATCATAAAAGAAACAACGGTACCAACCGCAAACCCGACTGTTATTTACAGTGAAAAAGATATCCCGGAAGCATTTAGTGAAGAAAACAAAGAGCAGATCAAATTTGCACTGAAAGGAAATGATACAACTCCAAGAAAGGTAGTTGTATATGTCCTTGCAAAGACAGAAGAAAATTACAGCAAGGCTTTAGAATACTTTGAGATTAAAAAAGTAACATGGCTGTGCTGCCCGACTGTAAAGACTGATGGACAGGAAGAAAACGTCCTGACATGGGTAAAAGAACAGAGAGATGACAATAGGAACAGGGTAAAGGCAATTCTGCCTAATAATACGGCGGACAATGAAGGAATTATAAATTATGCAACGAGCGAAGTGGTTGTAAACAATAAGAAATATACGCCAGAGGCGTTCTGCTCCAGGATCGCCGGACTTCTTGCGGGAACATCATATAAAATATCATCTACATTTGCCGTGTTGGAAGAAGTAAGCGCATGTGAAAAACTGGATAAAGATGCACTGGATACTGCTGTGGATTCAGGAAAATTTGTTGTGTTCTACGATGGAGAAAAAGTAAAAGTAGCAAAAGGCGTCAACTCTCTGACGACAGTTCAGAAAGGAAAAGCTGATTCATGGAAAAAAATCCGTGTTGTAGAGACGATGGATATGATCCACGACGATTTGGTGCTGCTGGCCGAGGATAACTATATCGGAAAGTATCCAAACACATACAGTAACAAATGCCTCCTGATATCAGCGATCAATTCTTACTTGAAAGAGTTGGAAAGAAACGGGCTGATACAGGACTATGAAATTGGACTGGATACAGAAGCGATAAAAGAATATATCATCGAAAACAAGGAGGTCTCCAGAGACGAAGCAGAAGCAATGTCAGAGGAGGAAATCAAAAAGCAGTATACCGATAATAAAGTTTTTCTGAAGGCATACGTGACGATCGTGGACGTAATGGAAGACATTAATCTGGAGATTGCTGTGTAAGGAGGAAACAAAAGGAATAATTATACAGATGACAGAGTTGTCAACGGCAGTTTTGGAGAGTGCTGGATAGACAATGACTACATGGCAGAAACGACAGCTTTGCAGGCAAAGATGAAGCTTGACACGACTGAAGTTAAGAGAACCGGAACGCTGGAAAAAGGGTATAAAGTAACCGGGATTAGCGGAACTGGAACCTTGAAGCTGAATAAAGTGACATCTTATTTCATAAAGAAGATTTCAGAAAATTTAAAAAAAGGAAAAGCAACAAGAGCGACAATCATTACAAACTTAGAAGATCCAGAGGCATTTGGAGCAGAAAGAATTCGCTTAGATAACTGCGTGTTCACAGAACTGACACTTGCGGACTGGGAAGCAGGTAAGCTGCTTGAGGAATCTATACCGTTTAACTTCAGCAGCTTCGAAGTACTTAACACAATAGATGCATAGGGGAAAGAATATGAATTTAATTGAAAAGTTACTCAGCGTAGATAAAACAAAAGCCACGGAAAAAGAGACAAAAAAGATTAAATCAAAGAAACTGGCCAAACTGGTAGGCGAAGATGCAGAGATTACGATCAGAGAATTATCAGGGAAAAGATACAATGCCCTTCAGGCCATGCTGTATGACAAAAAGGGAAACCGTGACATGAATGCCACATATGATTTCAATTTAATGTGCTGTGTGTACGGTGTCGTGGATCCATGTTTGACTGATCAGAAATTGATGGAACATTTTGGGGCTTCTACGCCAAAGGATCTTGCGGCGATTCTGTTCGGAATGGAAACTGGAAGCATTGCATCAGAAATCGTAAAACTCTCAGGACTTGGAGAAGACGCTGAAGAAGAAGTAAAAAACTTATAAAGGTGGACAGCGAAGCAAGCGTTGCTTACGCATTGTTCCGCCTGAAAAAATGGAAGCCATCGAAATATTACAATATGGGCGCGGGTGAACGATTAATCACCCGCGCTTTTTTGAAACAGGAAATACAAGACTTAAAAGAGGAGATGAAAAACAAGGGCAGGTAAGACGGTTGCAGCAGTTGTTAAGTTGATAGATGATTTCAGCGATCCGTCAAAACAGGTGGCGGCCCAGGCTCGTGACCTGGAAAAACGTTTTAACAATGTTGCTGATGTGTTCTCTCATGCCGGAGATGCATTTACATCTGCCGGAGAAACATTGACCAAGTCGGTCACTGCACCACTGGTAGCAGTCGGAACTGCGGCCATTAAATTTTCCTCTGATTCACAGGACGCATTTCAGCAGTTTGCGGCGGCAACAGGTACCGCAACAGATGAGATGGGCAAGTATAAAGACATGATCAACAATGTCTATAAAGATAATTTTGGTGAGTCCATCAATGATGTTGCGGAAGCAATGGCAACTGTCAACCAGAATATGTCTTACCTGGATGATTCGGCTCTGCAGAGATGCACGGAATATGCCTATACTCTTTCAGACACCTTCGGATATGACGTTGCGGAAAGCACCAGAGCTGCAGATACCCTGATAAAAAATTACGGTGTATCTGCAAGAGAAGCTTTTAACCTGATCACCCAGGGAGCACAGTCAGGAATGGACTATTCCGGGGAAATGATAGACAGCATTAATGAATATTCAGTGCAGTTTAAGAAACTTGGACTGGATGCAGAAGATATGTTTTCCATATTTGCCAATGGCGCTCAGAATGGCGCTTTTAATCTGGATAAAGTCGGAGATGCTGTAAAAGAATTCTCTATAAGAGCAATAGATGGTTCAGATACGACAAAGCAGGGATTTGAAGCTCTTGGAATGGATGCAGCGAAAATGGCAGAGAAATTTGGAGCCGGAGGAGATGCCGCAAAGGAAGCATTCAATGAAGTGATAAAAGGACTTGCTTCCATGGATGATCCTGTAGCACAAAGCACAGCCGGTGTTAACTTATTCGGAACTATGTGGGAAGATCTGGGACCACAGGTCATAACCTCTATGTCAACGGCAAGTGATGCAATAGATAAAAACAAGGAGTCTGTCGAAGGACTGGTAAATGTAAAATACGATACATTATCAGGCGCTCTGGGAGGACTTTGGAGAACGATACAGGTAGATGTGCTGCAACCAATTGGGGACCAGTTGATTCCGTATGTCACAAAAGGAATCAGCGTTGTGCAGAAATTTACAGACAAATGGAATAAATTAGGGCCGGCAACTCAGAAGACGATAGTCAAATTTGCAGCAGTAGCGGCATCGGTAGGACCTGTTTTACTTGGACTCGGGAAAGTGTCCTCCGGAATCGGAACAGTAATCTCGAATTTTGGAAAAGCAGGTGGTGCGATTACAAAACTGACGGGTGCTTCAGGATTCTCGGGAATTGCGAAGATAATGAAAGGACAATTTGGAATTGCGGCATTCGCAGTGGCAGCAGCGGCTCTGCTGATCTATAAAAACTGGGACAGAATCGCACCTATTTTGCAGAAGATAGGGGATAGATTTGTGGAATTCTGGCAGACAGTAAAACCGCAATTAGAACCGTTCATAGAATTTGTGGAAAAAATAGCATCATACCTGAAAGAGACATTCGGACCGGTAGTCGAAGAAATCTTTAATTTCGCTGGAGAATTTATCGTCGGAACATTTGATACGATTGGAGTTGCCATCGACGCGTTACTCACTATGTTCGAAGGAATTATCTCCTTTTTGAGCGGTGTGTTTAAAACAGACTGGGAATCTGTATGGAATGGATGCAAGGAGTTTGTAGGAACTGCATTCTCAGGACTGGCTGATATGGTAAAAGTTCCAATTAATGCTGTGATATCAATCGTCAATGGAGCGATCAGCAAGATTAATTCAATTCATTTTACAGTTCCTGAGTGGGTGCCCGGAATAGGAGGAAAAGGCTGGGAGGGCCTTAACATACCACAAATCCCAACTCTTGCGAAAGGCACAGATAACTGGCAGGGAGGTATCGTACAGATCAGTGAAAAAGGTGGAGAGATTGTAGATCTTCCGCATGGAAGCAGAGTGTATCCACACGACGAATCTGTACAGATGGCACGCCAGGAGGCAAAGAAGAACTTTATAGTCAAAATTGCGAAGCTTGCAGACAGTATCGTAGTGCGAGAAAACTCTGATATTGATAAAATAGCAGAAGCGATTGTAAGGAAAATCGAAGAGGCAAGTGACAACATGCCACAAACAGCGTAGGAGACAAGATGGAATATTGGTTAAAAAATGGAAATAAATCAATCCAGCTTCCGATCAGACCCGAATCATTTAGCGTGACATTCGAAAATACGCATCAGACAGTAAATGTGCAGACAAAAGGGGATGTAACAATTCTTGGAAAAAAGGGACTCAAGACATATGCATTCGAGTCCTTTTTTCCGGAAAATGATTATCCCTTTGCGGATTATGCAAAAGACAGAAATCCGTGGGAATATGTAAAAGAAATTCTTAAATGGCAGGAAACGCCTATCCAGTTTATTGTCACGAAAACAAAACTGAATAAAAAAGTAATCATAAAATCATTTCAGTTTGGGGAAGAAGATGGAACTGGGGATATAAAATACTCACTTACTATGGACGATTACAGACCACCTAAGTACACTAAGCCGGCAAAAGCTGTTCTTGAACCGGTCGAAACAGATAAAAAGAAACCAGAGAAGGAGAATAACCGGCCAGATAATAAACCGAAAAAGAAGACGCATACGGTATCAGGCAAGGAAACGCTTCGGAGCATTGCGAAGAAATATTACGGTTCAGGAAGCTATAGCAGCAAGATATATAATGCGAATAAAACGGTAATAGAAAAAGAAGCAAAGAAACATGGCCACACAAGCAGCTCACACAATGGAGTGAAAGGCTGGTGGCTCTACAATGGAACGAAACTGGTGATTCCATGAAACTGAATTGGAAAGATACGAATATAACTGGGTACGTTACATCGGTAAGCTGGTCGGGAAGCGCAAAACAAGCGGCCAGATCAGTAGTGTTTAATGTTGCGTATAGTCCAAATGATAAAAACGTAAAGAACCTAGGAATTAAGCTGGGAGATAAAATAACATTTTACCCGGGATATCCGGATGATAAAAAGACAAAATTCATTGGGATGGTAACATGCAGGGAAAGAAGATCAGAGGCAGGGGAACTTTCGTATACCGCACAGGACGGAATGATTCATTTGCTCAGATCGTCGGGAACCTACAAATTTGCCAACAAGACGCCTGAAAAGATTACATCTTTGGTATGTAAGGACATAAAAGTAAAGACTGGAAATCTGGCTAAAACTAAAATTAATATTCCTAAAATATTCTTTCAGGAAAGATCGTATTATGAAATCATCATGGCTGCATATACAAAAGCGTACAGGAAGAATAAAAAGCCATATATAGCCCAGATGAACAGAGATAAGCTGGAAGTGATACAAAAAGGAAAAGTTATCCCCAATTTCCACATTTGTCAGGGGGAAAGAATTGTAGAATCCTCTTATTCTGAAAACATTGACAGCATGGTAAACCGAGTATACATATACAATTCGGATAATAGAAAGATAGGAAGCATAAGTAATTCAAAGTGGGCTGATAAATTCGGAATCTTCCAAAATTCTATATCTGTAGATTCGGGGAATGGAAAAGCAGAAGCGAAGACAGAACTTCATGGGATTGATAAAACATCAAGCCTGACAATGATAGGAGACTGCAGATGCATCTCTGGATTAGGAGTGATCATAGAAGATTCCAGAACCGGACTCAAGGGAAAGTTCTGGATAGAAAATGACAGCCATGAATGGAGTGGCGGTTTATACACCACAAAACTGGAACTGGCTTTTAAAAATATTATGGACATCCAGGAAGAGGATGAAGAACAGGAAACATCTGAAGGTTCTTTCGGATCAGGGAGAAGTAACGCATTAGAGGATGTGCTGAACCAGGCAAGGGCTTGGATTGGAATATCAGGGAGTACAAATGAGGCTACACAGTACTATGGATACAACGGAGTTGCATGGTGCTGTATTTTCCAATGGTCAGTTTTTAACAAATCTGGCCACGGAAATTTGTTTATGGGCGGTGGAAAAACAGCTAGTTGTTCCGAGGTAACAGAATGGTATCGAGCCAGAGGAAAATTCGGGACAGTGCCAAAAGTTGGAGCTTTAGTAGTTTACGGACCAGGAGGAGGAAGCCACATAGGTCTAGTAGAAAGTGTTTCCGGATCAGGAATAAATGATTACGTGTCGATCGAAGGTAACACTAGTGGAGCGGCAGGAGGCTTAGCAGCGAAAAAACAGTACGGGAACCGAAGAAGTGATGTATATGGATTTTGCTATATTGACTATCCTGCTACAACAATATCGACAGGAAATGACTCAGTAATATCCGGGACATCGAAACAAATACCGGCGGGACTGCAACAATCTGGCATATGTCCATGGGATTACACGATATATCCATATTGGTATAGCCGATGGAATGGTGATTCTACGCAAAGAAGGGTTGCAGATATATGGAATGCGAAAGGACGAGCAAGCGATCATGGCATAGCGACTATAGATGGTTATTATCTTGTTGCTGTGGGATCATACTTTGGCTCTTGTGGCGACCTTATAAGTTTTACACTGGAAGGTGGGATAAAACTGAATTGCCTTGTTGCGGATGAAAAGAATGCAGGAGACAGCAGCGGCAGTGTTTATGGACATTGGCAGGACTACCCTGCTTCTGGATGGTCAATCATAGAATGGGAGAGCATGGGTGGAAGCGATTACTCAAATTCTGGAGCATTGCTCAATGTAAGCCAATGGAAAGGGAAGAAAGTGACAGCAGCTGTTAACGGAGGAAGATACAAAGGTCTATAAACATATACGAACGTTACGTAGAGCAAATGAGAAGAGCTGGGCGATATTACAATGCTCAGCCGCCTCAACTGGGAATTATGATGGATGCGGGAAAGATCAAAATAGATACCATGACGCTGGACAAAAATGATTATCTGATAAATTGTAATCTAAGATTGGACAATAAGAAGAAAATATTCATACATAATTCGAAGCCGCAATCAGCAGAATATATGACGGATTCTTCACATAATGCAACACTGGAAGAATACAAGAAAAATATTCTACAGGAAGGAGACAGAGTCCTTCTTATAAAACTTAATAAACATGAAAAATATGTGGTGATAGCAAAGGTGGTGGTGCCAGAATGATGTTTCCATTCGTGGACAACGAAGAAGAAGATGAGAAAGAAGAAAATTTATATATTCCACGGGAATATGGAATCAATTTTGAAACCGGCCAGCTTTCTGGAAAGATAGTAGAAGGATACGACGCACTTCTTGTGTGGGTATGGCTGGCATTAAAAACGCCAAGATATAGATACTATATTTATTCAGAGGACTATGGACAGGAATATGAAGAACTTATCGGGAAAAGCTACTCAAAAGAACTGACAGATTCCGAACTGGAACGGATGACAGAAGAGTGTCTGACAGAAAATCCGTATATAACGGGAATTGAAAATTTTACGTGTACAAAAGACGAAGGAAAAGTAACGGTTTCATTTCGATTGATAACAGAGCTTGGAGACGGGGAGGTGAATGCAGAGGTTTGAAGAAATGACATACGAAGCAATCATGCGATCAATGATGAAGGACATGCCAGACGACATTGATACATCAGAAGGCAGCTTGATTTTTAACGCATGCGCAAAACAGGCGGTAAGACTTGAAGAAGCTTATCTAATGCTTGCTGGAATAGAACAGAATATGTATGCAGACACAGCGGACCTGGAACACTTGATCAGGAATGGAAACGACAGAGGATGTTATATCAACCAGGCAACATATGCAGAAATGACTGCTCAATTTAACTGTGAAGTGCCGCTCGGATCACGCTGGAATCTCGACGAATACAATTACACAGTTTACAACGTGATTGATGAAAAAGAACACACATACCGGCTTGGCTGTGATAGCCCGGGCGCAGAACCAAATCACATAATGGGAGATCTCGACCCGATCGGATACGTAGATAATTTTGAATGGGGAAAAATTATTAAGTGCACGTTAGAAGGAAAAAATCAGGAAGAGACAGAAAGCTATCGCGCGAGATTACTTGCGACATATAATTACAGAGGATTTGCAGGAAATCGTGAATATTACAAAAGCCGTATAAAAGAGTTAAGCGGTGTATATGGATGCAAACTGAAACGAGTAAAGACACCATCGGACAGAATTACTATAACTATCATAGGGCAGGATTACAGAAAACCGTCACAGGATGTTATAACTGCAACTCAGACAGCTGTTGATCCGATTGTAAACAGCGGAGAAGGTGAGGGATTTGCACCCATCGGGCATAGGGTGACGATCACTGGCGTAGAAGAAACTAGCGTAAATATAGAGACAACAATCACATGCGAATCCGGATATACCGCTGAAGCTCTGAAAAGCTATATTAACCAGACTATTGATGAATATTTACTAAACCTGAGAAAAGAATGGGAAAATAAAGAAACAATCATCGTGAGAATACTACAAATCGAGGCGGCAGTTGTAAATATCAAAGGAATCATTGATGTGGCAGACACTAAAATCAATGGGAAAGCGGAGAATCTACAGATAACAGATGGAACCGTGCCGGTAAAGGGGGATATCACATGCATATAAATGTGGAGTACCCGGATGTTGTAATAGATATAAGAGAGATAAAAGCGTGCGTTGATGCAGGAGACAACGTTGGAAGGGTTCTTGAAAATTATCTGGAAGAAATTGACCGTAATATTACGATCAAAACAGCTGAAGAATCAGGAATACAGCGCAGAGAAAAGATCCTCGGAATTCAGCCGTTAGATACCGCTAGCCTGGAAGACCGAAAAGTGGAAGTGCTGCTGAGGTGGTGGTCCAGCCCTGTATACACAGAAACAACACTACGCCAGAAACTGGACGCAGTGCTTGGAAGAGAAAACTATATACTGGACATTGAACTAGATAAAAAACAGGTATCATGCCAGGTTGAGGTGACGAGAAAGTATATGATTAAGGGAGTAGAAGATCTGTTTGAACAGATGGTTCCGCTCGATTATTTACTAGAAATAATTCTTAGATACAATCAATACAAAAAATATAAACCTTATACATATAAGCAACTAAAAGATAAGACATATTACCAGCTGCGGAACGAGGAGGTAACATTTGCAGAAAACAACTAATTATGGATTCCCAAAACCGGAGGATGATGATTTCTTCAACGTGAAAGATTTCGCAGACATGATGGACAAGGTCGATGAAACTCTTGCAAAAGTAGAAAATGCTGGAGGAATTTATGTCGGAGGGACAAATCTTTCGACGGAAGCTACGATTAACGATGAAGAAGCAGAATACCCTGTTCTGAGCAAAAATGCAAACTCTATATCAGAAATAACGTTGTTCTCAAAAAGTCTTGCACTGAAAATAGGAACATATTCAGTTATGATTCGTATGAAGGTTTCGGATATATCGAAAACGGATTCTATTATATCTGTAAAAATCAGAAAAGGATCATCTGTCGGAGAGATCATTAAAGAAATCCGCATTTCACCAAACATGTTTGATGCAAACAATAAATATAAGATTTTGGGAACTGTCGTAGACTTTGGGGAAGTAAAAAAAGGTACGAAAATGTACATCGAAGCGTCGATCTTAAAAACAACAATAATGGAAACAGTAACAATTGACTATATGCTCGTGAACCCGGCTTACACGTCAGTGTCAGCAGTATAGGAGAAGAATAAGGATCATAACAGCTGAATCTTTGAAACGGATCAAAGAAAAAGTAAAAAAAGTAATGATGAGCAGAACAGCAGAACAAATGGGAGGATCACTGAAGAAATATGCAGCACAGGAGTATGATTTTGATTTCATGCCGCAGAATGGAAAACAGGTTTCAGATGAGCACATTCAAAAGATCATTGATCCGCTTTTAGAAATCAACGATTTCCTCCCAGATAACAGTCTGAAAAAAGAAAGAACTGCACTTGAAATGACATTGGAAAAAGCAGAAAATTTCGCAGACAAAATGCTGAATATACAGAAAGATGCAAAGGTATCGGGGTGTAGGGGAAATTGCACAGGTCTATGCGAACTGGCCTGTGCATCTGCCTGTATGGGGTGCACTTCGTGCTCTGGAAACTGCAGCACTACATGTGGAAAACAGTGCTCAGATGGCTGTTCAGGCGGCTGTGGCGGTTGCACAGGCGGTTGCTCGAGCGGCTGTACACATACATGCGGTGCAGGATGCACTACATCAATAAAAGCTTAAAAGGAGGAATGCGAAAGGGCTTGCACATCTAGTTGCGGTACTCAGTGCGCGACAAGTTGTCAAAATACGACGAAAGGAAATTGCGGAAGCTCATGCGGAACCGCATGTTCGACTAGCTGCAAAACTGGATGCAGTGGGAATTGCGACAGGCAATGCAATAGAGCATGCGAGGATGAATGTACGGGTTGTCAGGCAGAATGCAGAGACGATTGCACAGCTGGCTGCAAAACGGATTGCTTCCAGACCTGCACGACAAATTGTGCGCAGACTTGCGCAGACTGTACAAACGAATGTGGAGGCACTTGCTTTGCAACATGTGCAGATGACTGTTCAGGTAGCTGCAAAAATAATTGTACCGGATGCGGCTACAGCTGTTCATACGATTGTTCGGGATGCTCCGGAACATGTTCGGGGTACTGTACCGGATGCGACAACAGATGCACAGCATCATGTTCGACATCATGCACCGGATGCTCTGGTTGCAGTTCGTGCGGAAGTTCATGCGGATCCGAATGCACATCTTCATGCATGGGAGGATGCGCAGAATCGTGCTCAAATAGCTGTTCTACGATTTGCGGAGGATGCAGTACTTCATGTTCGTCAAATTGTTCTACTAATTGCGGAAATACATGCAAAGATACATGCTATGGGCAAGCTTCATCTACAGTAAAATGACCGACTTGGTCATTTTTGAAAAACAGGAGGAAGAAAAATGAAGTTAGTTTTAAAAAATAAACAGGAAATAGAAATAGCAGGAATGAACAATTCATTCTCGTTTGAAAAATTTAAAGATGGAAAAGGAAATGAATTAAATTACAACAGTCTCATCACCATGTACGTGGGAGAAAATGAAACTTTTGAATCAGTCAAGAAAAAATTATCAGACGGAAACGACTCGGAATTCACATTAAGCGTTGGGAAAACAAAAAGGGACTTCCCAGGCTGGAAAGTGGACGTGATTACAGAGGATCTGTCAGACAGAGGAAGTGTGATCACAATAAAACTTGGAGCGATCTAAAGAAGGGAGAAACTATGAGAAAGATAATTGTAGAAATTGAAAAAGAAAAAGCAGAATACATTGAAAGATTAAACTTTGAACTGGGATTCGCAAAAGATGTTATCCAGAGAATTATTGAATCACATCCGAACGATCCGGATGTGATCAATTCTGAAGCATTTAAAGCATATCAAAAAAAAGGAGCAGAACTAGAAACAGAATATAAACTGGCAGTTCAGGAAATCGAAAAGTTGTATATACCAGAAACAATAAAGAAGCATAAATATAATTGGATGCTTCCGAACAATTCGACAAAACTTGAAATTAGCATAATGTGCAATTGCGAAATCGAAGGTGTTGAAAATGAAAAGAACTGAGCAGTACACGGAACAATTAAGTAGATTATATCCGGAACTTCATCAGGCAGATGAAAAAGAAAGAATCTTAACACAAACAGTCACCTTCCAGGTGACTGATGACTGCAATCTGGCGTGCACATACTGCTATCAGATTAAAAAAGGAAAACGCAAAATGAGCCTTGAAACGGCTGAGAAAATGATAGATTTACTGTTAACCGGAGAAAAAGGGATGAAAGATTATATCAACCCCCATAAATCTCCAGGA